AGGTATTGCCGAGTTGGTGGCATGGCTGTACTCACTCAGGGGCAGGCAAAAAGCCTTTTGGCTATCGAGTCGCGGCAAAGACTTGGAGCCTGTTGGTTCTGTGTCAGGCGCTACGTTGACAGTTTACGCACGCCCAGGCTTAGCTGCGCTGACGAACGTAGACTTGGATATTGATGGCGAGTATCGGCAGGTGACTAACATCGTTGCAGGCACTCCGGTAGGCGGCAGAGATACACTGAACCTGACCATATCCACGCTCACGAATCCAACCATAAAGCGGATTAGCTTCTTACGCTGCGCCAGGTTTGACTCTGACAGAATCGAGCTACTGCACCGCGCGGCTGAAGGTACGGCTGTTCGCGTTCCTTGCATTGAGATCGCCCCATGACGTACACGGCAAAGGATCAATCCACGCAAGACGGTGAGCCAGAACTGCGGTTCCTGTTTGTGCAGGGCGCTGCTGAATACCGCTACACCAACCGCCCGTACATCGTAGTTGGTGATGACACATGGCTGCCATCTTCGATTGATAACACTGAAGTCAACCAGTCTAACGAACTGGCGAAAGACCCGGTAAAGATCACCCTGCCAAGGGACAACCCACTAGCCCAGTCATTTCTTGCTGGATCACCTGAAGAAATAACCACTGTGACCATGTTCAGGTTGCACGAAGGCACTGACCCAGTGGCGTACTGGAAGGGCAGGGTTGCCGGATCTTCTATCAGCGGCGATGCGGTCACGCTCAACTGTGAGAATATCTTCACTTCCATGCGCCGGTCTGGATTGAGAGCGCGGTATCAGCGAGCGTGCAGGCACGCACTGTACAGCGTGGCGTGCGGGGTGGATATTGCCGCCAACGCTGAGTCAGATTCGGCAACTGCTGCGTCAGGCTACACGGTAACGATTGGCACAGCTTACACAGACGGTTTGTTCACTGGGGGCATCCTTGATGATGGATTTGGTAAGCGGTACATAACCAATCAGACAGGTAACACTCTGACGCTAATGAGTCCATCTCGCTATATACTCAGCGAAGTTGGAGGAGGGTCAGTCCCAATAACGCTATACCCAGGCTGCAATCACACAATGACAGACTGTGCTGATAAGTTTTCCAACATTAACAACTACGGCGGGTTCCCTTACATCCCGACCAAAAATCCATTTGCTAACGAAATCACAGGGAGCGTTGCCTGATGTGGATGTTTTTTGCCGGTATCGCTCTGGCTTTGGTTGCTGTTTACGCGCTTGCACCAAAGCCGCCAACCACGCCACCGGCTGGATTAAATGAAATCAAAGCCCCCACAGCTACCGAGGGGCGCGAGATCCCAGTCTTGTTTGGTTGCCGAGAAATCATTAGCGCAAACGTAGTTTGGTATGGCGACTTAAAAACAACCCCAATCAAAAGCAGTGGTGGCAAGAAGTGATGATCACCATGAAAGACGTTCGGGCTGCTGGGATGTGCAGCCGAGGGGCGCGGGCATTTTTCATTCGCCATAAACTGGACTGGGTTGCTTTCGTGCAATCGGGTTTACCGGAAGATGTGATTGAAGCCACTGGAGATGCAATGGCTATTCGGGTTGTGGAGGTAGCGCGTGAGCGGAGGGGGTAAAGGTGGAGATGTAACCATTGGCTACAAATATAACCTTGGAATGCACATGGCGCTATGTCATGGGCCGATTGATAACGTCAACCAGATACGAGTTGATGGGCGCATTGCGTGGGAGGGCTTGGACACTGGCGGGAGGATTGATGTTGATGCCGGTGAGCTATTCGGCGGGGACAAGCGTGAGGGCGGTGTTTCTGGCCCTGTAGACATGGAATTTGGCGAGCCAGCGCAATTACCTAACGATTACCTGACATCGGTTTTGCCGGGTACAAACACCGCTTATCGCGGCGTGACATGTGCTGTTTTGCGTCAATGCTACATGGGAAATAATCCTTACCTGAAGGGGTGGTCATTCCGCGCACAGCGAATTTCAGTCACTGAATACGGCGTGCTTCAGTGGTATGGAGAAAAAGCAGAAATATCTAGGGGCATTGGCTGCGTATACGATTGCAGCTCGTTGCGTGACACCATCCTGGCGATTGGTGGATGGCCGCTAGATGACCCGCAGCGTGGAACACCACCACTGAATCCCTACCAAGAAACCGCCATATATACGCTTACGGCTCCAGGCTCTGGAGAGACCGACTGGGCAAGTGGTATCAACAGGGAGTGGGAGCCAACAGCGGACTTTTGTGAAGAAGACGATGATACAGGCAAGAGATGGTATGCGAGGTATACCCCACCCGACCACTTCACGATAGGAATGACGACTGTTGAGCAGATGCAGACAACCTATACGCATGTGCTGAAGGCACCATCCAGCGCGTCAATCATAGATTTTCAGTACTCAATTGGAACGGGGCTTTCTAACCAGAGATTGTCTCCTCGATTATCTGTCACGATTTCAGGCGGCACAGCGTCATTTCAAAGCGCCTTTGTCACAGGCAACCCCTCTGTATCTGGCCCTACAGGTATTACTTGTGGCGACCTGCATGTGATCACAGTGCGGCTTCACCTAGAAGATTGGCTATATGATCGAGAGGGCACTGGTGGATATAGCATTTATACGCAAAGACTTGTTTGGACAATATGGGTTGACGATCAGCCGCAGCTTACACTTACGCATGATTCTGGTGAGCGCGTCAGTATCGGCGCACCTGTTTACAGGCCGCTTGATGTGGCTAGGGTTTACAGGGATAGCGATGCTTACCTTGGAGGCTATGCCATAGGGGTAGAGCATGAAACGGTTTATTTAGCCCTGCTTGAAAACTGCGCTGACTCAACTTCATGCAAGACTGACTGCGAGGACATGAACCCCGCTCACATTATCCGAGAGTGCCTTACTCAATCTTGGGGGCTTGGTTACACATCAGCAGATATTGACGGCACTTCATTTGAGTACGCCGCAGATATGCTTTTCGATGAAAGCATGGGCATGTCTATTTTGTGGGACAGAGAAATACCGATAGAGGATTTTATAGCGGAGATACTACGCCACATTGATGGTGTGGTGTATGTCTCCAGATCTACTGGAAAGTTTGTTTTGAAGTTAATCCGCAGCGACTACGAGGAAGCAGAGTTAGTTGTTATTGATGAAACGAACGCAAGAATGGCTAGCGATGCGCGCCGCCCGGTTATAGGCGAGATGACCACTTCTGTCACTGTCAGCTTTACTGATTTCGAGCAAGATGAAGAGGATGGCAGCGTTACCGTTCACAACGAGGCACTGATACAGCTTCAAGGCGCTGTGAGTAATGCCAAGGTTGACTACCCTGGCTTTATGCTGAGGTCTTTAGCTTCACGTATTGCGCTTCGTGATCTCAAGTCATTGTCAACGCCATTACTGTCTTGCGATGTGGATGCCGGAAGGGTGGCCGCAGATCTGAATATTGGCGATCCGTTTAAGCTTGATTTTCCCGAGCAAGGGATATCCAGTGTAGTGATGAGAGTGGAATCAATGTCTGTTGGTGATGGGCGGGATAACACTGTCAGAATATCTTGCCTTGAGGACGCCTTCAGCGTTCCAGACTTTGCGGCCATTGGTGATATTGGGCCTGGTTGGATTGATCCAGTTAAGACTTCTCCGCTGAAGTCAGAGCCACGGCTTATTGTTGAGTCACCATATTATGAGCTGGTGAGAAGGGTAGGTGACAGAGAAGCTGGCTTGATTCTTGACGACGATCCTGATGCTGGGTTTTTATTCGCTAACGGTGGACGTCAGGGCAATGAGTTAAACGCCGACTTGATGGTTGATTCTGGCACGGGGTATGTTGACTCGGGTGTGTTGGATTTTGCGCCACACGCCTACTTGTCAGCTGATGCGTGGTATTCAGACGGCAATCTGTACTATTCGGATGGCAAAGATTTGGATCAGGTTAGCGCTGGTGATCTGGCTCAGATTGGAGCCGAGGTTGTACGCTTTGACAGCTTCGGCTCTGACGTTGATGGTGACTTTATCGCAGTTGGGCGTGGCGTTCTGGATACGGTGCCGGCTGAGCACATCTACGATGTGGCGCAGCTTATCCCCATAGTGTTCTTCTCGCCTGCAACGGACAACGCGCAATATACAGCATCAGACTCTATCGATGTTAAGTTGCTCACCGCTCTTGGCAGTCAAAGGCTAACCATTGCACCGTCTGATGAAGTGGTGTTTGACTCCCGCGCTATTCGCCCATATCCCCCCGGCAATCTAACTGTGGATGCAGAGAGCTACCCGGTTGCCAAGGTATGGGATGGGACTCACACCTTAGCATGGGCTCATAGGGACAGGTTGCAGCAAACTTCAGGGGCTATATTCGATTACTCAGATGGAAATATTGGGCCTGAAGCTGGTACGACTTACACTGTTACTGTGGACGCAATATTAGATACCGGCGTCATATCGGCAGACTTTATTGATATAGACGCTGGCGCGGTGACGACTCTGGATATTGATAGTGCTGTGGACGGCACGCCACCTGTTGATGCGGAATTCATACGATTCAAAGTTACGGCCAATCGTGGCGGGTACGATTCATGGCAGGCTGCGATGATTGTTGTATCTGTATGAAAACACTAATCCGCGCCTACCTGCCCCACCTGATCGCCCTGGCGCTCGCTGCCCTAGTCATTCTCGCAGGCTGGCAGTATGTGACGAGTCTCGGCTACAAAGCCCAAGCCAGCGCGCTCAAAGCCCAGCTAGCAACGGTGCAGGGTGATCTATCGGTATGCAAATCTAACTCAGCGTCAAGACTGGCCCAAATCGAAGCCCAGAGCAACGCTGTTGACGAAGCAAGGCGCTTGGGTGAGCTAAGGCGGGAAGCCGCTGTGAAGGCCCGTAATGACGCCTTAAAGGCACTGGGAGAGACACAGGCACGTTACGCTAGGCTTCAGCGCGATTGGCCGCAGGACTGCGTTAGCGCCGTCGCCCGGGTGCGGCAGGAGTACGGTTTATGAAGTGGCTAATTATTCCGCTTGTACTGCTCACCGGCTGCACCCGCACCCTGTACGTTGATCGGCCCATTGAGCACCGCGTAGAAGTCTCTCGCCCATGCCTTGAGTCCAGCGACATACCAGCCCAGCCAGCCTATGCCCTTGCACAGCTACAGCAGGGTGTGAGTGACGGCGATATAGTCCTAGCCATGCGACAAGAGATTGCCGAGCGAACGGA